ATCAAGACGTAGAAGAGATTGACGACTATGAACTAGAAGACAACGGCTATGTCGTTATCGACAGAAATTGTATTTATAAGATTGAACTAGACAAAGAATTTGACATGGATAACAACTTCGTTGAAGTTGCTAAAACTCAAGATGATACTTATGAATTCATTACGTGGTTCTATAACGGCGGAACTGACCTTGGAAAAATGCTACAGGACGGTTTTGACAAAATAAGACAAGGAAATTAATTGAGGTGGAATACACAACTCGCACAGACAAATCATGCTATTGCCATACATGCGATAAGGAATTTCACTATCTCGGTATCAATCGTCACGTCGCAATGCATCGAGATAAGCGACAGCGCTGTAAAGTTACTTATAACAGGAGTGAGAAGAATGGATAAAAAAGAATCCTTGTTTATGTTCATAATATTTGTGGTGGGAATCATTGGTGTTATTGCATTCAATGTTTGGGTGTCTACAGAAGAGAGGCAAATAAGCGAAGCTGAAGCCCGCTGTAAATCGCTTGGTGGCGAGAGGGGCTACCTCAAGTGTTATAAGAATGGAAAGGAAATATAGCGTGGAAACGTTTGAACTATGTAAAAGACTATATGAGCTGAAGCCCGACTGGCAAGGCGTCACTGACTGCAATCGCCTCATCAAGCTCAAGGCTCCTAAGTCACACATCTATCCTGAGGATGTAAATCAACCCTGCTACGATTGGGCGCCAGAATACACACTGGAATATTTATTGGATAAGTTGCCAAAAACTATTGATGGTGACTCTGGTTTTGGCACATTAGCACTATCTACTAGACAAGGACAATACAGGAATGGTTGGTTAGCACTCTATGAGGATGATGAAGGATTTGCAATAGAGGATGGTTTGGAATGTGCCGCGCAAAACCCACTACACGCTGTATTGAAACTAGCTATAGCGGTGACAGAAATGGAAAGGAAAGGTATTCAAAATGGAAGATGAACGTATTAAATATAAAACCCTATATTATCTGATAGAACAAGCCGTACGGGCTGCCAAAGATGGAGACGCGCTGCGGGCGCGTGATTATATGAGTTCAATTGTAAACTGGGCTGAAGAACGGTCTTTGATGGAAAGAAGTAAAGCGTTACTAGAAGTGCTAAAAATTGTTAAGTCAGAGCCTAAAAACTTTGCCGATGAATTGCTGTGCGATCGTATTAGCCTAAGAATAGAAAGCAAGGTTCGTGATAATGAATACACGCTTCGTCAGACTATGGTTAATAATGGTCTTTATGGTGGATCTGTCAGAACTGTTTATAAAGAAACTGAAGAGTCAGAGAAAGGTATTCAAAATGAAGGATGATAACGATGCGGATATAGCTATCATATTGCTTTTTGTCGTGGTAGTTACCTGTATAGGACTTGTAATATCCAGACAGGAGGAAAACAAGAAAGCGCTAGAAGTAAAAAGAGAAACTGGGACTCAAGTTTGCCAGAGAGTTTTCGGTAAAGATTATGTATATCAAATACCAAAAACTATATACGAAACACCTTATTGTCTAGGCAATGACGGTACACGTAAATATCTGAAAAGAGATGAAAATGGAAACATTAATCAATAAATATTTTTTAAGCGAGAGAACATATGAAGAACAGCAAGCAAGAACGCAGTGAGATCCTAAAAAAATTAATTGATTACGAAGAAGAAAGATTATTATATTGGAGCAATTTTGTTCGGTGTGGCGAATATATCGTTTTCCGAGTAGCCACAAGCGACGGTAAGCGTAAAGCAATCAAATACGAATATGACTTGGTAAAGCCAATTATCGACGATCATATCCGAAACATTGAGAAATGGAGAAAAGAGCTTGATGAGGTGCTTGCGTCAAAGATGGATACGAGTAGACGCAAGATATATAAATGGTGGAAAAAGAATAAATAAGTATATGGTGCACAAATAAAAGATATGAGTAAAAATACTATAGTAGGCTTTCGGCCGTCAGGTAGATTGCATTTAGGACATTATGTTAGCGTGATAAAGCCAGCAATAGAATACAAGGCAGATATCCTGATAGCTAAACACCATGCGCCACTGTCAGAACCTGAATATGAGGAGCAAGCATTGAGCGTACTCAGAATGTTCAAGTTAAGTAGTCAAGTTGTTGAGCAGAAATTGGATGTCGCCTTACTGGCTAAGCTGCTAGCCGTAACACCTAGCCACTTACTGAATGCCATGCCACAATATAAGGCTAAAGAAAAGACCGCGCTAATGTACATATATCCAGTGATGATGGCTCTAGATATTGCAGGTTACGATAGAGTAATTGTTGGCGAAGATCAGCGCCCTCATATCGAATTCGCAAGAGATATTCTTCCGCGGGTTGGGTTGAAGTGTCCAAATCCAATTTATACAAAATCCAAGATTATGGATTTAAGACATCCTGATCGTAAGATGAGTAAGTCTGAGCCAAAGTCGTGTTTATTCCTAGATGATGAAGATTATGAGCGCAAGATCATGAAAGCAGTCACTGATGCCAAAGGCCTAGCAAATTTGAGAAACATATACATAGAGCTGGGTGGTCGGTCTAATATTGAAAACATGAGTAACTACGATCTAAAGCGAGCGATTGTAGAATTATATAAAAGTCTCAATTTTTCTAAAAGATAATCCGCCTTGAAAAAGCGGATTGTGTCTCACAACTAGCGACTTTTGAAGATTTTTATCGGATCTGTAAATGTGATATAATTTGATTAACTCACAAGACGCGGGCGACTAGCGAGGATATTGGTTATGTCCAAAACTACAGCCAAAAGCAAGCCTAAGTCTTCTAAAAAGCCGCCTACAAAAACACCTAAAAAGAACGGGCGTCCTACAAAATACTCTGATAAATTAGCAGATAGAATATGTCAGAAAATAGCAGAAGGCTATTCAGTACGATCTATATGTAAAGAAAAAGATATGGTCTCTATGCAGACACTTTTTCGCTGGTTGCGAGAAAATGATAAGTTTCGTGAGCAATACGCGCATGCATGTGAAGAACGATCATATGCGCAAGCTGAAGAGATTATTGATATTGCAGATAACGCTACTAACGACTACATGGAAAAGTTGGAAGGTGATGGATATATATTCAATAGCGAGAATGTTCAGAGGTCACGTTTAAGAATCGACACACGTAAGTGGCTGATGTCTAAGATGAATCCAAAAGTTTACGGCGACAAGCTGGATATGACTACAAACGGTAATGACATAGGAGTAGCTCTAAGTGCAAAACAAGCAGAGCAACTACTTAAAGCCAGAGCAGACCGTCGGGATTCTTAGAGAAATTGCAGATAACGGCTCTTTTGCTGAGTACTGCATTGCTATAGATCCAAAGTACCAACTTGAGTGGTTCCATGCCGAGATTGCTAAAGAGTTGGAGCAAGGATATCGTCGATTGCTAGCTGGCGAAGATGTCCGATTGATGATCTTCATGCCACCGCGACACGGCAAAAGCGATACAGCCACGCAGAAGTTTCCGTCGTGGGTGCTAGGAAAAAGCCCGAATATTCCAATCGTAGTTTCGTCGTACTCTGCAGAATTAGCGTCAGATTTTGGACAAAAAACTAGGGACATAATGCAATCTGCTACTTACACTAAGATGTTTTCTACACGCTTACGAGCAGACGCTAGAGCAAAAGGTCGCTGGATTACAAAACAGGGCGGTGGCTACACTGCCGTTGGTGTTGGTGGTGCGCTAACTGGGCGTGGATTCAAAATTGGTATTATCGATGACCCATTCAAGAACCGTGAAGAAGCAGATAGTCCAGTAATCCGCGAAGCACGCGATGGTTGGTATAAGTCAACCTTCTCAACGCGTGAAGAAGGCAACTCAATGATCGTATTTATTCTTACACGTTGGCACGACGATGACCTAGCTGGTCGTGTTCTCAAAGCTTCACGAGAAGCTAAAGCCAGAGGTGAAGCATACGATGATTGGAAGATAATCGAGTATAAAGCTATCGCTACTGAAGACGACGAACACCGCAAAACTGGTGAGGCTCTATGGCCAGAGAAGTTTTCACTTGAGAAGCTACTGAAAAAACGCGCAGAAATGGGCAGTTATGAATTCTCAGCACTTTATCAGCAAAACCCAATCGATGAAGAGAATCGCAAATTTAAGCAAGCATGGTACAAATACCGCGAGTTCAGCAATGTCTTACAGCTTGATACCTACAACGTTATGACAATTGACCCGCGAGGCAAAGACGACGTAAAGCAAGGCACTGACTACATTGGCGTAACCCTTAATTTTATCGACCGAGAAGGCAAATGGAATGTAATATGCTATCGCACAAAACTATCCGCGACTGACCTTGTTGACCTTATGTTTACAAACTGGAAGAGATACAACCTACATAAGATCGGAATTGAAGACAATCAATTTACTCAAGCCCTGAAATCCGTTTGGGATGAGGAGATGATGCGCAGAGGCGTCTATATGGATGTCGAATTATTGAAGCATGGCGGACACAGTAAAGCATTGAGGATTGAAGCACTGGTACCACGATATGAACGCGGAGGAATCTATCATATAAGACATGGCGACGCTAACTTATGTAAAGACTTAGAGCTTGAACTAAGTATGTTTCCTAAGGCAACCAACGACGACGCGAGCGACTCTCTAGCATATCAGGTACAACTAGCTCAGCGACCAGAAGATGACGTAGGCTCAAGCTCATACAATCAATCATTAGCAGATAGCGACTTAACGGCAATGTGGAATTAATTAGGGGGAATATGAAAAAATTTGTGCCAGAATTTGGAAAAGTCA